GAGATTATACAAAACAAGTTATGTAAACCAGAAAATAGTAGAAGGTGAGAGAAAGGAGTTTAGGTATGAAAATAATAGATAATGAGAGAAAATACTGGATAAATAATTAAATTAGAATAATTAAAATAAATTTAATGAAATATAACCATATAAAATTTAATAAATATTGAAAATTTTTTAAGTGCCGAAAAAATAATGGGCGTTATTTTAATTTGATAGATTTGGAGAGATTGTTAACGGATTTTTCACAATTTATTCATACTTTTGTCACATTTATTTAATAAAATGTAATAAATGAAGAGATATTTATATATAAAGAAAGGTGGTGAGGTTAGTGGCTACAAAGACTAAAGAAATGTTTGAAAGAGAGAGAAGAAGAGAAGAAGATATAAAGTCACTAACCTCTAAAGACTATTATAATCTAAAACCAGTTCTAGATAAGAAAGGTGACATAAATGTCATATGGGGGCAGAGAAGTAATGGTAAAACCTATTCATGCCTTAAACACGCTCTAGAAACATATAAAAATGAGAAAAGAACTTTCGTATATGTTCGTCGTTGGGCTGAAGATATTGTTACTAAAAATATGTCAAAACTTATGTCACCTTTACCTATTGAGGAAATATTCGGAGAAGGATATGGTACTAGATTCTATAGAGGTGCGTTTGATTTAGTTAGTCCAGAGGAAGACGTAGAGAACGAGACAATAGGCTGGGCTATATCACTTAATCAGGTAGCACATACAAAATCACAAACATTTAAAGATGTTAAAGTTATTATATTAGATGAATTTTTACAACTTAAAACAGAACGAGTATTGAGAGATGAGTTTGATGCCTGGGAACAAACTCTGAGTACAATATGTCGTACTGCACAAGATGTAGAAATATATATTATAGGTAACTCTGTATGTAAATATACACCATATTTCACACCATATGGAATAGACCCTAATCAAATAAAACAAGGTGAAATAAAGGTAATTGAGTTACCAAATGAAAACGGAGAGCCAACTAGAGTAGTGGCTGAGTGGTGTAAATATAATCCACTGATTGGTGAAAGAACCTCTAAATATGTTCGCGGTAGTAAAATGGCGAAAACTGGCGAGTGGGAAATACAAGATGTAGCAAACATCCCCCACACTGATAATGAAATAGCAACGGAAAGATTGCTATGTTCTCTGTTTGACCATGTAATGGGTCTCAATTTAGGTATCTTTCTAAGAACTTCTAGGTGGTCAACTTTAGAAGTAGAAAATGGATTATATCGAGAACAATACCATACAAGAGAGTTTTTAGTAATTAGACAAACAACAAAGAAATCATCTTATTATCATTTGACTATGGCTAAAGACCTTTCTTACTCTACTTGGACAGATGTAAAACATATGTTTAAAGACATATTAGAAAACACGGAAATTGATATTTTAAATGAACTAACTATGGGTAGAGTTTTTTGTGAAGATATGTTTACGGCAGATTATTTCTATCATACATATCTAAACTATACACAAGTTGGTATGCGTGATTTGCTATAAGGAGGTTATAATATGGATATGAATGTAGTACTTCAGGCAATAAGCGCAGTAGGCTTTCCGATTGTAATTAGTTTATACCTTTTATGGTATATAAAAGAACTAGAGAACACGCACAAAGAAGAGTCAAAACAATTTACAGAAGCACTTAATAAAAACACTTTAGTACTTCAAAAACTCATTGACACTATAGGAGATGATAGAAATGATGACAAGTAATACAGGTATAAGCCTTATAAAGAAATATGAAGGTTGTAGACTTGTAGCATACAAAGATGCAGTAGGTGTGTGGACAATTGGTTATGGTCATACTGGCGGTGTTACTTCAAGTATGAAAATTACACAAGCAGAAGCAGAAACATTTTTGCGTAAAGATTTAGTAAGATTTGAAGGATATGTTAATAGTCTTAATATAAGTCTTACACAAAATGAATTTGATGCATTAGTATCATTTACATACAATTGTGGTTTTGGTAATTTGAAAAAACTTGTAAATGGACGCAATAAAACGGAAATAGCAAATGCAATCTTAAAATACAATAAGGCTGGTGGTAAAGTATTGGCTGGTCTTACAAAGCGTAGAAAAGAAGAACAGCAACTATTTTTAAATAATAATAATGATGCAAAAGATTTACAGAGATTTTTAATTACTAAAGGATATGATTTAGTTGTAGATGGTATTATTGGTAATAAGAGTAAGGAAGCGTTAAAAAACTTTTTGAAATCACTAAATGTAACTTTATAAGGAGGTGAAAGTATGGCACAAAGTCAAAGTTGGAGAAGTAATACCACACCATTTGAATTAATGACAGAAAGACCAACAATGGACCAAATTGATTCTATTAACGCATGGACAGATTGGTTTAGTGAAGTATATAGGTTTGCTTCCATTGAAAGAGAAGAAACATTAAAAGAAGCGTCTTGGATGGCATTAAAACAGGTTCTAAGAACAGAAAAAAGAAAAGAATATTATGATGTTTTATATTCTTTATTACATGCTCTTCACACTATATATAACACAGAAGACCCTGACCATCCATATACACCATTAGACCCTGATGACTCTTATCCAACACCAACACCACCAACACCACCAAATAATTAAAAGGAGGAAAGTAAGTATGTTAAAATTAGATGATATAGTAAGTTTAGCAAAGGCTGGTTGGACTCCTAAACAAGTGAAAGAAGTTTTAGAAATGATTGAAACTTCTCCAAAGATTAAGGAAGCAGAACCAGAACAACTAAAAGAAGAAGTAAAAGAAGAAATTAAAGAAGAACCAAAAAAGGAAGAAGAAGACCCTATTGAAGTTCTAAAAAACATATTAAAGGAGGAATAAAAAATGGCAGCATTTCAAATTAAAGATGCATATGCAGTAATGAATGCGTTGGCTCGTCAGGCTACCGCACAAAATGATATTAGCGTTGTTGACCATACTTCGTTCATTGACGCTGGTACAAAAACTTTATCAACAGGTACAGAAAATGTGTTAGGTTCTATCGCAAGAACTATTGCACAGGTGGTTATTCAATCTCGTCCTTATAAGGGTAAGTTCGGTCTTATTGCCGCAAGTGAAAATCAATTCAATACAAGAAAAGCAAAAATTAGTTTTTATACTTCTGATAATGAAGCATCAGGTGCTTTTAATACTGATTTAAATACTAATATTGCTGACGGACAAGGTGACGCAGATGGTGCTGGTTCTATGTGGGAACAGAAGTTACCTAAAGTTGTAGAGCGTTTCTTCCTTAGTGAAGCAGTTTGGGATAAACATTATACTACCCCATTAGTACAGTTACAGAACGCTTTCAATGATGAAGGTACTTTCGTAAGATTTATGAATGGTGTTATGACTGAAATCGAGAATGATATTGAATCAACTCTTGAATCTAGAAACCGTTCATTAGTAGCAGACCGTATCGCTGGTGTATACTTAATGAATCAGTTAGGTACTCTTAGTGATGATACTTGTGTTGACTTAATTAAGTATTTCAATGATAAGTGCAATACTACTTATACTAGAGAAGAAATTCTTAGTGAGCATTTAACTGAGTTCTTAGAGTTATGGGTAGCAAAAATTAAGATTGACTCTGACCGTCTTGAAGAGAGAACTACAAAATATCATGACCCTATGACTATTACAGAGAATGGTGTTGATTATAATATTCTTCGTCATACTCCTAAGTCAATGCAGAAGATGTTCTACTTTGCAGAATTATTCACAGAAGCAAAGTCTAGGGTATTACCTGAAATCTTCAACCCTTCATACTTAAATGTTGACAATGGTGAAGCAGTTGGTTATTGGCAATCATCTAAGAATGCAGACAGAATGAAGATTAAATGCAAACCAGCATTACCTGATGGAGCAGTCTCACAGAATGTAGAACTTGATTATGTTGTTGGTATTTTATTTGATACAGACGCTATTCAATCAATCAATCAATTTACAGGTGCTTATGTAACGCCCGTAAACGCTCGCCACTTATTTACCAACACATTTTATCATTACAAATTTGGTGCTATTCAGGACTATACAGAGAATAGCATTATCTACTACTTAGGTGAAGGTGGTCCTGCTAAATACTCTGAAACATTTACTGGTGATGGTACTAAAACCGAATTCACATTAGTAGGTGAAGTAACTAGTATCGTATCTGTAACTGTTGGTGGAGAAGAAGTATCTTCTGAAGATTATTCTTATGCTGATAATGTTGTAACATTTGATACAGCACCAGCAGATAAAGCAGTTATTGTGATTACTTACATCTAATTTTTGAAGGAGGGTCTATTATGTTTGATGAAAGAATGATTAATATTCTTGAGTCCATGAAGATCCCGAATACTTACTGGAGGGAGCGTAGCTATGAATATAAATACTGGTTTCGCTCCCTACTTCAGAAGATTGACTCATGTTTAATTTTTAAGAATTTACCTAAAACTTGGAGTCAGGATTTTTTCTTAGGGTGCTTATGGTGGTTAGGCTTTGTAGGTGTTTTTAAGTCAGAAAGATTTGGAGACCCTGAAAGTGGTTTAACATTTCAACCAGGTGTTCCTGCTGGATTTGATTTTTATTATCAACCTGAAAGATTTATTGTTTCTAACCCAAAATTAACAAAAGAGTTTACAGTACATAAAGATATTGAAATATTAAAACTCACACCTGATTTTTGTGGTGTTGTTGATATAGTAGATTATTATGCATCTAAATTAGCAGAACTTAGTAAAGGCATAGATATGGGTTTGATTAATGCAAAAATGCCCATAATTTTAACTGCTAACTCTCAGGCACAAAGTTCTAGTCTTAAAGCGGTGTATGATAAAGTACAAGCGGGTGAGTCACTTGTTATATGGAAAGACCAAACAGACCACTTTGATGAAGTAATACCTCGTAAAGACCCTTTTGAAACATGGACAAATGATTATAAGAGTACATATATTGTTAGCGAATTGCTTGAAAATATGAAGACCATTTTGGATTCATTCTATACTGAAATAGGTTTACCTGTAGCAATCGAAAAGAGCGCACATGCACTTGACCAAGAAGCAGACTTCATGGCGGCTCAATCTCAGGCTCGTATTGCTTGTTGGGTACAAACTCTTAATGAGAGTTTTGATTATATAGAAGATACATTTGGTCTTAGATTGGAGGTGGAATATGCTAGGGACGAATCCATGCAAGATGAGCCTATTGGAAGCAGAGATGTTTCTGAACAAGACAGAAGATACTGAAGGAAATCATAGAAGTCTTGTAGACCCTTGGGAACTTAATGGTCCACTTCTTTTTGAGCCACAAGTTTTATTAGATACAATTATAGATAAGTATGGTGAAATGGCAACTGTTTATAGTAATATTGCCACACTATATAGAAGAAATTTAAGTTGGTGGAATAGATGGAGACTTACTTTTCAAAAGTGGTGGGAAGTTGTAGATGATAATTACAACCCATTACATGATAAAGATTATTTTGAATATTTAGATGACCAAATTAAAGATAATGGTTCTTCTAATACTCGTAATAAACAATATGATTCATCTAAAGGACAATCAACAAAAGAGTCTACTAATAATGATACTATTCATAATACAGCACACGACCAAGAACTTTCTGCTGATAGTAGATTTAATTATAATGATGGTACATCAGATAATACTAATACTAAAGAGTCACATGGTAATAATACAGAGTTTGACGCATCAGTAGGTTATGATAAAAATGTAAGAATACCTGACATAAATGTAGAACATAAGTCAGAAGTAGATAAAGTTGATTCTAACTCAACTAATTATGTATCTGCATATGACAATGGTACTGCATCTCACGACAATGATAATAACGATGGTTTTGATTCACTTAATTGGGATACTCACGACAAAAACATTTCTCATATAAGAAATGTACAAGATGTAAATGACATAACTACTGGTTATGAACAAACTGAAGACAAGAAAAAAGATAAAAGTCAAAATACCATTGACACTATAGTTGGAGAATATGGAGAAGATAATACTAAAACAAGTTCAAAAACAAATGAAGGTGGTTCTAGTAATAAAACTGAAAACCATGTATCTAGTTCTGTAGCAGATAATACTTATGGTGAAATAAACAAACAAGATAATGTATCTAATATGGAAGGTACATCTTCAAATGTAACTGAAAATGTTAGGTCAGCACAGCAAGTAAAACACACCGTGGGGAACGCAGGTATTTATACCACAAGCCAGAAACTTATGGAACAAGAATTTAGAATTAGATTCTTCAATTTATATGAACACATGGCAGATATTTTTGCTGACGAAATGTTGGTAAGAGTTTGGTTATAAGGAGGTGACGATATGCCAACAGTACTTTTACAAGAAATTAGAGATTTATTAGAAGGACTTAAAAATACATTAGAAGAGTATACTCAAAGTGTATTAAATTCTTTATCGGACATATCTGATGATACAGCCAAACTAGTTGAAGACGCAGACGATATGTTAGAATTACTAACTTCTATTGCTGGTGATATTACTTCATTGTTATCAATGCTTAATTCATTAGTAACAGATGTTGATTCTATTGATACAACTACAAAAGCAATAGACACAAAAGTTGGAAATATCAACACAAAGATTGATTCAGTTAATAATTATTTATCAACAATAGCAACTAATACTGGTTCTGTTATTGCTCCACTTAATAGTATAAAAGCAAATACAGATAATATTTCTACAAAGACAAACCTTATTCAAACAGATGTAAGAACTATAAGTAATTACATTGATAATATTGCTGACTCTGCATCTGAAGCGGCATCTTTATTAGATGATATTGCAACTAATACATTAAACATTTATACTAAAATTACAAGTATTGCATCAGATACTACTGATATAAGAGCAAAGATTGGTCTTATAAAACAAGATACAAGTAATTTAGTTGTTGATGTAGATAATATTGATAATAATGTTGCAACAATTACATCTGATGTAGCAGATATTAAAACTGATACAGACTCTATTGCAACTGATACAAGTGATATGAAGTCTGATTTATCAGATATAAAATCTGATGTTGCTGATATTGAAGCGGCTATGCCTAGTACTACATCAATCGAAAATCTTTTAACTCAAATTGAAGATGAAGTAGATGGTCTTGAAGCAGATGTCGCAGCATTAAAAGAATTTCTAAATACTAATGGTGTTACTTGGAATCAATTAGAAACAATTGAATCATTTTTAACATCTATTTTTGGTGATACTCAAAATATTCGTTCTGTGCTTGGAACAAATTTACCGAGTATGAAAAATAATTCAGATGCAATTACTACATACACTAATACAATGAATAGTAATTTGTCTGACATAAAAGGTTATGTGGATGGTTTAGAAGCAAGTGCAACAAGCATTGATGGAAAGATTACTACTAACAACAACAAGTGGAATGAGTTTATCACACATCAAAGTGCCGACCCTGGAGAATGGGATTATGGTGGATTTTGTGGAGAATTACTTAGAAGTTATTATGACTCTGAAACGCAAGATTATGTTAATGGTGGTATACTAAGTTTCATTAATAAGAAGTTAGATAGTTTAAGGACAACTAATTATGATACATCTGTTGCTGACGCATTAGTGAATGATACAGTAGATGGAGAACCATATTTAAAAACTATTATGTATTCTTTATCGCTAATTTACTCTATCACAAACTCTGTAGGACCACTTGATATAATTGCTGGTATGCTAATGCCTATGTCAGCAGTAAATGGTCAATTTCCTATGATTGCTGGTTGGCTTCAAAATGCTGGAATAAATCAAACAATTTATGACAAAATACACTAAAAAGGAGGTAAGATAATATGTTTCACGAATATCCCTACACAGAATATTTTCACGATATTGATAAGATGTGTTCTATGTGTCACAAACTAGGATATCGTTTAGAAATACAAGGCGATTATCTTAGACTTATCAATCACAAAAATGAAGTTATCTCCGCAGTAAAAATTCATTACGCTGATACCGCTTTAACAGATATTGATGGTAAACCTATTCAAGCATATATCTTTGAAGCAAGTACAGACGGAACACATATTGTTTTTACACATGGTGATAACACTTATACTTCATTAACAGTACCTTATTCAGAGAGAGCAAAGGAAGATGTTAATGGAAAAGATTTAATGAGTTATATTTACAGATTATCAGTAAGCGGTAATAATTTACTTATAACTTATGGTAGCGGTGAACAAGTAGAAATTACAGTACCTTATGCAATTTCTGCTAAAGAAGATGTAAATGGTAAAGACTTAGTTTCTTATGGTGCTGAATTAGCAGTAGATGGAGATAAAGTTGTATTAAGAGATTCTCTTGGAAGAGAGATTGATAGTATTACTGTTCCGTTTGCAACTAAGGCACAGAAAGATGTATTAGGAAATGACTTTAGAGATTACTATGGTTCTGAAATAACTACTGGTGTTACAACAATTAAATTAGTATCTCCTAATGGTATTGAACTTAGTGAAATTACTGTTCCTTATTCTACTAAAGCAAAATACGATGAGGACGGAAATGAGATAGATACTTTCTATGGTCACTCTTTATCATCTGTAAATGGTTATATGCAACTTAAGGATTCACACGGAACTGTTTTAAGTAGTGCTGAAATTTTAGATTTTGGTGCTATTACACAAGTTTCTGTTGTTGGTGACCAGGTAGTATTCACAAACCGTGCAGGAAATACTATACAAATTACTGTTCCTTATGCTGTTAAGGCTATGAAGGATGACCTTGGAAATAATATTAAAAACACTTATGTAGCAAGTGTTACAAATGATACTCAAACAGGTGCATTAAATTTCTATGACGCTACTGGAGTACTTATTGCAACTTTATTACCAACAGTACAATCTGCAACTGAAGACAACTATGGAAACCAAATTGCCGATTATATAAAACAAATTATTATTGATAATCAGAGTGATTATGTATTAGCAGTTCATGGTGATGGAACTACAGATTCATTAACAATAAATTATTCTAATACTGCTTGGAAGGACACGAACGGAAATATCATCAAAAATAGTTACATTAAGCGTTTAGAGTTTATAGAAGACCCTAATGACCATCATATGAAACTAGTTGGTTATAATGGGGATACGCCAGAAGCAGAAGTGTGTAGGGTAGATATGCAAACAGATTTATCAGAACTTCCTTATGGTGTAAAATTAAATATTGAAGGAGGTATGATTCAAATGTTAGACCCTAATGGAAATCTTTTATCAGAAGTAGAATTACCAAAATCAGAGTCACACCCTGTAACAATTCTTGATAATGAGTTCGGTGGTGTTCCTATTGCAGTAATTGAAGGTAATATTACTAAAAACTCTGATATACTAACAGACCCTAATAAAGTAGCAGATGTTAATAATAAATCATTTACTATGAATAGACTTACAAACTATTCAATTATAATAGGTCAGTATAATGGAACTAATGTAATGCCAGCAATGAATATTAGAAATGTTGATGGTAAAATTGAAATCAATGGTCAATATTATACAGCAAGATATGCAATGACTACTAAAGAAGAGTATGAGTTTGATGAAAAACTTACAGAAGTTGAATGCTTATGTAATGATAATAACTTCTATGAGTTAAAAGAAGGTTTTGATTATTCATCAATCATACAATCACAACAAATTCAGTCAGGTGAATTAGTTGGTAGATTTAATCAATTAGTTCCTTGTTATGAGAATATTTCAGATTTTGATAAAGTTAAGGAAGGTTTCTCAGTTATGGGTATTATAAGTTGTGAATATACTGGTAATAGTAGTTCAATAACAGCAGAAATTGTTCCTACAAACTCAATATACTTTAACATTGATACATCTAATCCATTTAAGTATAAGAAATTTGTTAGTGGTTCTACATTTTTATTAGCAAAGATTTAATATAAAGGCTGGCTGGCTTTGGTCAGTCAGCCTAATTCTTTTAGAAAGGAGGATATCATGCAAATACAAATTGGATATATGAATAAGCGTATAAATTCTACTAAAAGAAATTTTACTGCTGATAAAACAATGGATGTAAAACTAAAAGACTCTACATCTGTTCAATCTCCTGTATTTTATGTAAGTGATATAAGTAGTGAACATATGCACTATAACTACTTAAAATGGAATAATTGGTATTATTACATTGATGATATAATTGCTGAAACGAATGAATTATATAGATTAGTATGCACACTTGACCCTTTAGCAACATTTAAAGATAATATTATTAATACAAAGGGTTTTATAAATTATGCTACTGTTGATGATAATATAGAGGCAAGATTAGTAGATAATAGAATGACATCAGACCTTATATATTATGATTCTAATCTAACAAAAGTAGATACATTTGGTTTGTTTGATTCTCGTACTGATAAAGAAAATGGAACTGTTATAATGCGTGTTTTGAGTATGACTGCTGATGGAACCTATTCAAACTCTGGTGTAAAAACTATTTGTTGCACATATGAAATATTTGAAAAAATACTTGGTCAGTATTCATCAGATTTATCAGGTGATTTATCAAATATACAAGATGACTTTGAAAAAATGTTTGGAAAATTTATTGGTTTACAAGGTGCTTTACATTATATAGTTTCTGCAATTTGGACTCCATATAAAATTAATTTTATAAAAGGAACAACTTATGATGGTTATATTGGTCCATATCAAATAGATGCTTCATATAAAGACCAGATTTATTACACTAAAATGTGGAAAGGTGCTGATTCATTAAGTAAAACTGTTAGTATAAATTTACCATTAGTAACTGGTACATATCCTTGGCTTAAAAACTCAAACTTTTTACAAGTACAATTAACAACACCTGGTGGTGTATTAGACCTTTCAAATAATAATTATACTAACTCAATACAAAACACATTATCATTTGATTTTAAACTTATATATGATTTAGATGGTAATATTCAATTAATAACATATGATAATGTACTTGAAAATGTTGTTGGAGTTCAACAATGGAATTGCTCTGTTGATTTAATGGGTTATATATATGAAAAACCTAGTTCAATATTATCAGGTGCTAGTGCTGGTATAAAAATAGGAACTGCCGCAGTATCAGGTATGGCTGCATTAGGTGGTGGTTTAATGAGTACTGCTGGATTAATTTCAGATGTAACTACTAGTGAAAAGGCTTTTGATTTTGCTGGTAAAGTTAGTAATGCTGGTGCAAAATTAGTTCATAGGTTTGACCAAAAAGATGTTTCAAAAGTTGTATCAAATATTGGTTCAGGTATAAATGGACTTAACGCACTCGCTAATCAGAATGATGGTGTTAGACAGTTTTCAGGTTCTAATAATATAACTTGTCTGTATATGAACAATGATTTTAGTACATACAAAAACCCAATAATAAATCTAATTTGTGTATTATGGTTGCCTAGAATGATGCGTGACTTTAATCCAGATACAGGACACTCTGATACATATGACTTATATTGTGTAAGATATGGTAAACCTGTATACAATTATGGAACAATACAATCAAATTTAGGCTCTCCTTATTATTATCAGATGAATGGAGCGTCAGTAGAATTACAAGCACCAGCATCAGTTATAAGTTCAGTAAACTCATTTATTAACTCAGGAATATATATAGAATAAATAAGGGGGCTAAATGCCCCCTTAATACTTAATATTGTGTAGGTAATTGTGCAAGTTCCATCATTTGGTATATAAATAAGTCATCTCCGTGTTTCCACTCTTCATAATAACTATTATCAGTTATTACCTTGAATAATCTAGAACCATAATCTAATTTCTTTTGATTGAATAAATTTTCATTTACTGTAATAGTTTGTTGATT